GTAAAGTTAAAATCATCCACTAGATTCCAGGACCTTCTCTACAACAGTGTAGGATGTACCTTCGATAGCTGGCTTTATATGCCAGGATTAGGAGAGTCTAGAAACAGCTTTGAAAGACTTGGTGGTGCTTTATCTTCTGCAACTCTAGACATTGATGTTATTAAGCCATCCGCATGGACAGACTTTAATTACTATAAGGTCCTCGTTGCAAACGAGAATGTCGGAAAGGACTCTGAGGTTTCTGGCGACTCCGTTATACTAAACAACTCCTCTGATACTACAAGAGGTTTTGTGATGGGTTTCACAAGGGATCCTATATTTACAAAAGGTTCTACGGGCGCTCCAGGATCTGACACGGACATAGGAGATACGCACGGTTATAATACAGGTAACACCACTAGTGCTACTTCTTTCTTCATAGCACCTACACAATCCTATTCTTCATCAGGAGCATCTTTTATAAGGAGATCTAAAAGTAACCCTACCGCGAGCACTTACTACGGGATGGTTATTGATATAAGCTCAACAACTGATTCAGGATATAGCTTACAAGATTGTTCAGGTCAGTTTATGCATTTATCAGTAAGTATAGATGTAGATGATAATTTAATACAAGTGTACCTTAACTCTGAGTTATTAGCATCTGATAGCATATCAAATGCGTTTGGAACTAAGGTCTCAGATCCTATCAGAATTCCTACATTCAAGTCTGAAGATAGCTTTGATTATACAAAGGTGACTACTGGGCTTACGAATGTATTTAACGAAGGCCCAGTCAACGATGATTATTTCACTCCCTGGATTATAGGAGGTGGTTGGACTGACGGATATCCTGTTGATCTAGCCACTAGCTCTGGAGGTTTCATGGGAAGTAATTACGGACTGTATAGTGGTCTGACTGGCTATGTAACAAGCTTTAAGATTTATGACGCCCCTCTAGCTCAAACCGAGATCATAAAAAACTATAAAGCTCACAAAGATTTCCTAGGTAATATTAAGCTATGAGTTCAACTTTATACGGAACAACTGCGACCAAAGCTGTTTTAAAGAATACAGCCGATGCTAAAAAAGTCTCTACAAAAGGTGTAAAATTTCCTTTTGCTAACGATAACTATTTAGTTAACAAATCTACAGGGATTGAACTAGCAAGATCTCAGATAAGGCAGTTACTTTTCACTAAGCCTGGGGAACGGGTCATGATGCCAAACTACGGAATTGATCTAGAAAGCTATCTTTTTGATCAACTAGACGAGGATGTGCTATATGATTTAAGGAAAAAAATAGCTTTCAATATAGATACATATGTACCTTCTGTTAAAATAATAAGACTAGAGATTACTGAAACAGAAGATATAAAATACTCAGGTCTTCCTGGCATTAGAATACTTCTAGTTGTCTCGCTGCGTGACACTGGAGAGATAGACCAGTTGGAGATAGAAGCATGACGAATATACCTTACACTACAGCCGCATCAGATTTCCTTAAGTATGTCAATTACAAGGAGGATGAGAAATCCTCCTTAATTGATTATGCAGCCTCGGACTTCCTGTCCTTGAAGGCTTCTCTTATAAATTATATAAAAGCGGTATACCCTCTGGATTACAACAATTTTTCTGAGTCTGATCTTGGGATAATGTTTGTTGAATTAGTTGCATATATGGGAGCGGTCATGTCTATGAAGACTGATATGATTGCTCATGAGATGTTTTTAAAAACAAGCAAGAACCCTAACAATGTCAGGAAGCTTTTAGACCTTATAGGAATCCGTCTGAGGGGTCCTTCATCTGCTGCGGCTATGACATCGGTTGTGGCAGAAACGGCCCTCACAGGAGCGGGGGAGAGCCTTACCGTAGCTGCCAGGGACAGGGTAGTTACCTCTACCTCTCCCGTAGACGGTCAAGCAGTAACTTATACTTTATACCCTACTAGAAACGGTGCGATAGAGAATCCTTTAAAAGATGCCTCTATAAAGTTTTACTATGAAGATTCCAATGGAGGACAAACTTGGGATAACGCTGTTCTCGTTGAAGGAGCCTTCGCTGTGGATACGGGTGTATTCTCAGAAGTAGATGTACTGAAGAAGATACCTTTATCCAAATCTCCAGTCGTAGACGGAAGCATTCAAGTATTCATTTCCTCAGACAATTCTGATACAAGCGGAACATACAGAGAGGTTACTAGTTTATTCTCTGCTTCTGGTACAAATGATAAAGTTTTTCAAGCAGTTTACGGTAATGATTACGCAGCAATAGTGCAGTTCGGTGACGGTGTTACAGGATCTCTTCCCCCTGCTGGATCTGAGTATACCATAACCTATAGAGTAGGCGGAGGTGAGAGAGGTAATAACAACTCTAACACGATATCAACTACTTTACAAACAGAAGAAGACAATCCTATATCAATAGCAAACACTCAGCCTTTTACAGGAGGGGCTGATGCTGAAAGCATAGATCACGCTAAGAAGTACGGTAAGTTAGTTTACAGACAACAGGACAGACTAGTTTCTTTAGAGGATTACATAGGTTTCTGCAATACTTACAAAGGTCCACTAGGAACTTCTGCAAAAGCAACTGCTGTTACAAGAAAGTCTTTCGGTTCAGCAAATATAATAGATGTTTACATGCTAGAGAAAGCTTCCAATCTTCAACTACAAAAAGCATCAATTGCATTTAAGGAAGCTATGCTCGCATCAATGGACGATAAGAAGATGTTAACTGATGAGATAGTTCTAGTGGACGGACTTGTAAGAACTTTAGATCTTGATATTAGAATTACATTAGACAGAAGATTCCAAAATGTAGAGGAGTCCCTTAAGAATAAGATATCAAGTATCGTCACTAATTATTTCAATGTGGACAATAGAGAGTTTGGAGAATCCTTTTTCCCTGCTGACATATCTAGAGAGATCTTTAGTAGTGTAGCGGAGGTAAGGATTGCTGAGGTAACTAATTATAACGAAGCTCTTAATCTTGAGATAAACGAGATTCTACAGCTAAACAACTTTTCATTAAACTTTAACTATGTCTAGACCTTACAAAAGAAAAGCGGTTGATGTATTTCAAAAGATAACTCCTGAAATATACAGGAGCGAGGATGAAGCATTATCAGAGTTAAAAACTGTTGATATAACAACCAAAGTAGTAAAAGGTCAGATAGAGATTATTGAGAATTTTCAATCAATAAACCCCACTGTAAGTGCTGATGTAATTGTAACAAGTTTAGCTGGATGGGATAGTACTAATTTGTATCCTTCGGGTATGGTGAAGCATTTTGTAAAGCAAAACAAGCTTACAGAAATATCACCAAACAAACTATCCTTAGAGATCTTAGAACCTTTAGGTTACTATCTAGGAGATTACACCACTTCTTCAGATCTGTATGAGTTCTTCTCTGGGACACTATTTCCTCTGTTAAAGCAATCTACCGGATCTGTAGCATCTGATCTGTATACCTCTACAGACGGTGCTCTAGCTAACAGTAATGAGAATACACATATTTACTTACATGGATCTCTTGGTTTGTTTTACTATCTTCTGTGTGGGGATTTGTACGACAAGGTAGTTCTACTATTCGCAACTAAGATTTCTAAATCAGAGACTCTACAACTTAACGATGCATTAGGAATTCTAAACGAATACATTTGGGAGAACCAATACCTAACATCTTTTAGAAACACCTTCCCATCTCTTTTATCTGCTGAGTTCTTATCTGGAGTTGGTACTTATGCAAGTGGAACTCAGTCCTTAGATAAGTTAAATACTTGGACTGACATACTATTTCAAGATAACTACCGAGAGAAAGACGATGAGTTTGTAAAAAGTGCTCTTGTCGCCTATTTTGAAGGAGGGCTGTCCCCAGACATTTATTTAGACAACGGACCTCTATATAAGTTCCAAAGAGCATTAGGCTTTATATATTCAGACCTAGACAACGAGATTCTTTCACTAGAAACCTTGCTCTCAATTGATGAATGTCCAGAAGAGTACCTACCTTATCTGGCAGATATTGTTGGATGGAAGTTCTATACCTCTAACACAGATTCTTGGAGGAGACAGCTTAGAGACTCAAGGGCTACCCTTCAGAAGAAAGGTACTAAGGCTGGTCTAGTCGATCTTTTAAAATCTATACTTCCCGCATCTAACTTCGATTTCTCAGAGGCTTACTCAGAGTTTTTTGAGTCTTATATCCCTAATCTTATTTACTATCTTCTAAAAACAGAATCAACTCAGCTAAGTTCCCTGGATGTATGGACTACAGAAAAAGCAAACGAGTTTGCTGGTTCGTGGAGGGACGCGACTGATTTAGATAGAAGTATTAGATTCGTGGTAGACCAGATACTTTTAGAAGCTGTACATGAGTTTCCAAACTTGTTTAACATACGAGGATATCCTTTTAGACCTCAGGATGATAACTTCGTATTTAACTACAGAAACAGGGATTTTAATGTGCCTCCTTGGGAGTATGAAAACTTCTACAAGGATTGTGATGTAACCTTTGAGTTAGTTGAGTTCCTTAAAGGAAAGCTTTTATGTTTAGGAGTACCTTCAACTTACTGCGAAAGCTTTGAAGACTTTATATTATCAAACACTGTTAGTGGAGATACAGATCCCAAGTTTTACAACAACGGCTTCTTCTTCTTAACTGAATCCTTACAGCTACCTCCTAATTATCAAAATCTTATAGAGAACTTCGAGCAATCAAAGTTTGATTACATAGGTTACTGGAGTGGTAAATCTTCTCACTTTGATCTAACGCTTTGCTCCGTAGGATTCTTAGATGAAATTTTTATACAGACCTCGTTTACAACTGAGGATTTCTTTGCTTCTATGGAGGCTGTAAAAGATTTCATTCCAGCTAAGGCTATAGGAAGGGTTCATACAAATCTCAGTGCTGTAGATAACTTCAGATCAGTAACTACAATATGCCCTAGGGTTAACTTCAAATTCCTTGACATGATAAACTTGAGTGGAGCCCTTGGATCTTATCAAGCATCTTCACTCAATATGAGAGCGGATGAGTTAGGGTTTTTAGGAAAGCATAGACTCCCTTCTTATAACTTTGCAACAACAAAGACTCAAAACAATCATGAGAACCTTCCTGTATTTGGAAGGGAGGTTTTAGAATTCGGTAGAACCTCAGATGACGACGCTTTTGTAGATTCCAGTAGCGTATACAACACTAGCGGTCCTTATCAAGAAGTATCTCCTAGAGGTGTCGTAAGAAGAAGGAACAGGGAAAAACTTTTCTCAAAAGGTAACTGGTTTAACAGGACAGGCTTTAATGCTCCTACCTTTATGAATCTCAGTGATGCGGGATCAGACACTGAATACTTATCCTTAGGCTATATTCCAAGTGCGGCAAGATTCCAAAGCATAGATGACAACAACAATCTTCCTGAGATATATAAAGACTACCAAGACAAAGATTCCTTGGCAACCATTTATGGAGTGGCTGTAAGTTCTGCATTCCCTACAAGAGGTTTAGAACCTTATGAGGGTTGTCAAAACTACAGGTTTAGAGATTCCTTTGAAGAAGTTTCTAAGTTCTTTTACGATCTTGTTGATCATAAGATAGGTAAGCAGGCTGAACTTGAGATACTGTTGAATAGTAATTTAACCATAAATGATTCTTGGATGGATCATGCAGGATCTTTAAAGAACGAGTTGTGGAATGAGTATGATTTCAATTTTGAAAAGGAGTTTTCAGAGCTAGGTCTAGACTTTTACAAGCATGTTCCAAACGAAAAGAACAAGACACTTAATTATCTTTATCTTAATAATTATGTTAAGCAAGGTAAGCCTTCTATATCAGACTCTACTCTAGAGGAGCTTGAGACAGGAGGCTCCTCTTTAGTATCCCATATTTACGGTCCTATTTTCTGGAATGCTAAGTTAAATGAAGATGGTTCCGCGTATGGAAATAACACGGTTAATCTAAAAAACACAGATACTGATGATGATAATGAGTTCCTTATATTTAGTGCCAGTACAAGCAAACTCTCTATGAGTACAGACTTCTGGATCAAGTCCAGAACTGAAGAGAAGGTTGCTGATTTACTTAGTGGAGTTGAGTTGGTTGATGTAATAGAATCTACTCAAAACAAAATATCTATCTACAACTTTGCAGAAGACCAAGGGGTATTAAATAAAAACTCAGCCCTCCTTGATAATAACATAGTTTGTTTATCCACGAAGCAGAATATTCCTAGATTAAGATATACTTTTAATTACGGAGATGGAGGTAATTACTTTACACCTGAGGATGATTTTGAGATATCTGTAAGCTCTATTTTCTTAAACGACGATAATCTAAATACGGGAGGAAGATCTTATAATGTACTTATAAGAACAGAGCTTGAACAGGATGCTGAAGGTAATAAAG